CCGTTATGGCTGGATGGGCAAGGGGGATTTTTCGATCTTGAAGCCAGACGCCAGCATTTTTAGCAAATTTGAGGTTGCTCGTGTTGGGTGACGACGGATTTGCCTTTTAATGGATTTTCCAATGGCTAAACTGTCATCGGTGGATAGTCTTTTTGCAAATTCTTGAGAGAATGCAGACCTGCAACGCCACCATTCTTGGGGCATTTTGTTGATGTATTCCTGATTCACCCACTCCATCGGCTTTGACCATATAGAGTAACGCCGTCTTGTTGAAGATCTCAAAGACCTAACTTTTCGATATTTGCAATCATGGCATACTTCAAGGAGACTGATAATTTTCATACCAGAATCATCCTTTGGGAAATCATCTGGATGAGATGGGATTGTTTTATGCGTCAATGTTTCTTCGCGTCCATTTTCATAAATTGCCTTTATTTGACACATTTGGTATCCATCAGTTAGATGGATAAAATGTTCTGATTGATCAACTTCTGATTCTTGAACCCATCTATTTCTTTGACCATATTCACTACGATCAGCGGTACGCATGATACCGCAATGAATACATGATATGGGCGAGTTGAAACAACGTATCTTAACCTTATCAACTTTAAGCTCTTTGCGCCACATATCCACCAATGGTGAAAGATCATAAGTAGGAATAATCTTCGCATCAGTCAATCCATTCATTCTTTGTGAATGATACCAAAATTCTGTTTTCTGATTATTTACCTCTGAGAGTACAATAGGATCATATCCACTTACATGATTGTAAACATTCTTTAAACTAGACTCCATTTTTCTGGCAACTAAAACATGCACCCATGGTCGTAGTATTAAAAAGCAACGCCCTTCTTTTTCCCCATATTTAATAAGACTGCTATTAGGAAACTCGCAATGAGTTGAATCAACAACATGACATGTGTAAATAATCTCAGCGCCAAGTGGATTTGACGGGCTTCCACTAGATATAGACGGCACCCAATTCATGACATTTGAGCAAGGATGACAGCAAGCTCTTGACGGGTAAGCTCACATGCAGAGTTGAAGATCACTTTGCCAGATTTGATCTGCCACGATGGCGTAGATGTTGAACACGGAATCTTTTTGCGACGATCTTCGATGAATGCGCGTTGTGCCCCAAGCGAGCGAACACCATCCTTGTTGAATACCTGTTTGCATTGATCTTTGGTGAGATCGCGAGAGCGGACATTTAACGTATCTGTGCCGTTGTCTCTAATAACCAAAAGATCAACTGATCCGTCCAAAAGTCGCGCCTGCTCACTCATTGGCATCTTCTGCAAGTAACGCGATGCCGGAAAGTCCATTACAAGCAATTTAGGCATGACCTGTTTTCTGCCAATGCGTTCAAACTGAGCCAGTACATTCTCAGTGATGATGTCTGAATCTGCCAATGTGGCGATTTCATCCAACGTCATTTTGTCGATGTCCAGCATCTTCACAACTTCGCGGCCAGCCTTTTCCCATGACTCAATGCCGGTTTCGATGGCTTCCTTTAACGCTAGGATCGAGTCTTTTTTGGTCGATATTACAGTTTCTATATTTTGCAGTTTCATATGGTGACCAACCATCCCATACAAAAAAGGACAGATCAACAAAAAATTACGCAATCCACTTCCCAGCCGGACATTTCTCTGTTTTCAGCCACCATTTGAGCTTGGTGCATCCACATCCTTTATGATTGCACTTACCGAGTCCTGCGCGTGCATCTGGTTTCCAGAATTCACAAGACTCGCAAACTGATCTTCTATGACGAAAAACATCCTCATCAACCACTGGTAATCCTGCCTTCAGCCAGCGACTAAACGCTTTGATGCCATTGATAGCGATCTCGACAGCGGTAGGCTCCATGAGGCCAGAAATGCGTTCTGTGACGCTTGGAGCTTCATTCGCTAGCCTAGGCATATTAGCATCGTCTTTGACGCCCCATTTCCACGCTCCACTGGAAGCTACGCACCAAGCGTCTTCGCTCTCTTGGTATCCAGTGATGCCAACCCTAGTTGCTGGCTTTGTTAGCCAAAGCTCTAACTGTGAGTTGGAAATCACGATACTGAGACAGTAAATGTTCCGGTCCAATCACCAACAGGTCCATCGAAATACAACATCTCTAGCCTCAAACTTGAGCATTGACATGCATAAAGTGGCGAATCATTGAAAACTTCAACCATTGCACCACCAGAACAGGAGTTATCTCCTCCACCTGGGGATTCATAATCTAAGATTCTAGGGCCATTTAAAAAAGCTGATGCTATAACGTATGAATATGAAAATGCGCTACCAGTTCCAGAAAAAGTAACATTAATCGTTCCACTTCCATTAATTGTTAGGTTTAATACACTTGATTGAAATCCAGTACTGCTACCTCCACATGGTTCATTTGAAGCAAGTTGGACAGTAAAAGTACCAGATACTCCATTCCATGTTCCGGTAGCATCTCCAACATCGGTGATGTCAGCCACAAAATCAGCAGTGTTGATGCACGGACCTAATTTCATATTAGTCTTCTACTAGAACATTGATAGTCGATGTGACTCCATCAATACAAACTTGCACTGGCTGGAATGTTCCACCCAAAGAAGCAGAGGCGCTAATATCCTGAACACTAACATTTGAGCGAGCCAACTCATTGATCATCATTGCTCCAGTATTGCGAGACACATCAACGCCAATTCCATTTGCTCCAAATGTCCATTGCCCATTGGAAAATGGACTCGCCGACTCTTTTTGATATACACCTTGAATAGTTGTCATTGGATTGTGTCGTCTGGAGTTGGCGGTGGGAAAATTGTGATTTTTTCACGCAGCCAAAGACCTTCCACTGGAACTTGATCGTCTTGAATAACAAACGGTGCCCAATCGGTAAAGTTGGTAGCTGGAAATACTTGCTTCGTAAAGCTACGACCTATTGGCGTTGGAACAACTCCAATACCGTAAATTGGCTGTTCAGAGCTATCTGTATTTGGAAATTCTAAACGTGGATGGAGGCACCTCTGAAAATTAATTGAGAGTCCAATGTAGAATGCGTCAATATCTGTTGGTATAGGCTGATCGTGAATTAAATCCGACTCTTTCCATGCCACGTCCGCAAGATATTGTTCAATCTTTACCACGCTATTGTATGGAACTGGTGGGCGATAACGATACCGAGGTAGCAACCTATCTGTCTGCTTAACACCAGTTGAGGTATTAACAGTCTGTGGAAAATCAACAACTTTACTCACAAACTGATCTTCCAATACAGCGGGCCATGTGTATTGACGAGTGGCGTAATAGACGTTGAAAGGTCGGCTTCTCTCTAGCGATGTCTTTGGTCTTCCAAAGAATAAAGTAACATGGTCTGCATCAGGTTTGCCAGATTTCAGATAAACGTAGTCTCCGTAAGCAGGAAACTTTGAAAGCATCTCACGTCCAACTGTCCAACCACATTGCTTGAATGATGTTGGTTTTCTACCAACAAGCGCAGCACTTTGAGCGGAGATCAACGTAGAGCCATCTGGAAACACCAATCCAGGCCCGATGTAGTCCTGTGGCACTCGGACAGAGAACATAAACTCCTCTTCATGCGGAGTCGGCAAAAGTTGGAAATTGCTAGCCATTAGACCGTTTCGGGAGGGTTATCAAGAATCTGGTCACCTTGCATATACTCAGCATATAGGTAGCGTGGAATAGAGCTTGCTCCACGGTCGAATTTCCAAAATGACTTCTTGAGAAAATTTTGACGAAGCGGATGGTGGTTGATCTCATCAGAAATGGCTACTGATAGATCGCTTGTTCCGTTAACTGCAAGACCACCGTTGGGAGTTAAATTACTGGCGGTACCGCCACCTATAAAAGTCGATGGAATTACGGCAGCGGCAGCATTAAAGGCGTTCTCTCCAACATAAGGAATACCCGATGGGCTATCCACCCCTACTGACGCGAACAGATCAGTCGTATTACCAAAAATGTCGCGATATTCGCTAGACCAGACGCTAAGCTCTGGCTGGCTGACGATGCCTGATCCTGCTGTGATGTTGGTGCCGAGTGCAACAACAGAGCCTCCTGGAGTAAGTGAAAGCTGTCCAGCCGCTCCACTGGCATTGATGATGTAGTAGCCGACTCCAAGAGAAACGCCGCTTCCGCCTGTTTTGGCGCTCAACGTGAGGATTTGCCCATCGGCTAAGGTGGCTCCGGTAACCGTAACAATGTTGGTTGACGCAACACCAGTGACGCTTGCGTAAGCGGTCTGGTTGCTGGTCATCGTCACCTCAATGACTTTAGAGGCTTTCTGCCAGCGGCGGTCTTTTCGATAAAGATAAATGTCCGTTCCCATATTTTTTACCATATCCGCTTGACTGAATGGCGCAAGTGGGATTATGGTTAGATCGAATTCAATCTGGTTTGCGCTGTGGAGCAGTGCATTCTGCCCATTGCAAGCCACTGAGGCCGACATTGCTCCACGATGTCGGCCTCTTTGCGTACAGTGGGCATCCCCACACTAAAAGTTACCAGTTTTTCAAAAACTGGCGTGTAACAGTAGGAAACCGTTTGTTTTGACGAGCCTATATGTGAAGGAGCGGGGCCAATCTTACCGACTGGCTTAATGCATTCCAGCAATGGAGTCTGCCGGAGTCCACGAAAGAAGACTAGTCTAGGTCAGGTGACCGCTGGACGTGCCGGATTCGGGAAACCGAAGTGTTGAAGGGCGATGATTCCCGCGTGGAAAGTCTCACTAAAGCACTAACAGACTTCCTTAGCCGGGGTCTGTTAGTGCATCGAAACGAATTAAGCCCGTTGGAAAGTAAATGATTAAACCAGCCTACAAACTAGAGATTGAACAGAGCGGACTGACGCAAAAAAAGTGGTACGCCAAGGTGTACCTGAGATCAGAGCATTGGAGCATATTGAGAAGCGCAAAATTTAGAGAGGTTGGTAGGAAATGTGAGATTTGCGGAGAAACAGAGTCAATCGAGGTTCACCATATTCGATACCGAGATATTTACGATGTGCGGACAAGCGATCTTCAGGTTTTGTGCTCTGCACATCATGCGGAGGAGCACGGTTTGAAAAAGAAGCGAAAACAGAAGTCCAATAAGAAAAAAGCGAAAAATAACTCAATTCTCAATGAACATCCAGATTCTATACCAAGCTCGTACCATGATTTCAGAGCGAAGATTGATCCGCTATACCCATTTGAGAGCGCACAACAAGCCCTTCCAAAAGTCCCGATCAAGGATAGAAATCGAACCATAAATCTTATTGTAAAAGAGTTGAGGCAAACGCTTGGAAAGAAGGGAAATAAAAAAATACTTATGCGCCTTCGATCTTTAAAGAATGGCAAAACAGCAAAATCTTACCGATTAATATTGGGCATCGGTCCAACTAACTCAGTTACAAAACCAATTGATCGACATGGGTCAAAACCTGACAGTAAATGGAACGCCAACAAGTTTAATTTTGAGTGGAATGAATGGATTAAAAGCATGCCAAAAATAATTGATACTGTTGAAAGTTTTAGAAATTGTTATGGAATCAACTTGAGAGCAAGGCATCAACGATTTTTAGATGGTGTCTCACTAGTATGGAAAAAGCCATGTATCCCAACTGAATAAATGATGATCCGCTACTATCGACTCACCAACGGTTCAATCTTTCGCTATCACGGCGTCATGATGCTCAAGAAGTCTGTATTCAAGGCGGTGACGCACTCGTTCGCACTTGGGAAGAATAAGACTATTAGTGTCCTAATGCTTCCATTCGTTAAAGTTGAAGTAGTGAAAACGAAATAATTTGCATCGCGTTAAATAACGTGATAAGATTGATGACCATATATGAAACCAATACAAGTAAAAACCACGCAAGGTCAACGCTATCGCATCCTCCGAGAGATCAACTGCTTGAGTCAGCAGGCAGTGAATGAGCACATGGGACGTGCTTCCAGTTGGTGCTCTCAGCTAGAAAAAGACTGCTTTGAACTGACTGTGGATGCCGCATTAAAAATAGCAAGGATGTATAAAGTAACTCTTGATCAGCTTATTGGAGAAGAAGCGATAGAGGTTGTGTTGATGCCAAAGGTGAACGGATTTTGATTAAAAAAATGAACAACAAAACAGAATTGATCGAGGCAATCCATTCAGGCACACGCTTGAGGCTTTTGGATATTAATATGAAACGGATTTTCTAACCATCCACCATGAGAATGACCAATGACACCAATGAACATAGATAATACTCAAAAGCGGTTGAGTCCTGCCGCTGGTTATGTGAGCGATACGCCGCTGACTGACGAGGTGCTGGAATACTATGATGCTGAACGGGCAATCATGCTGGAGAGGCTAGCAAAAAGGCTGGAGCGTCGATTGACGGCTGCTTCCCTGCTTGTGACTAGCGCCCGCGCCATGATTGACGTTGCGCCCGATGCCTCACCGTCTGACTGGCCAACGGGTCCAGAGATAGATCAACTTGTCGCCGATTGTGACGCATGGACTTCACAGAACGCTTCGGATCAGAGATCCGCGCCTATGAAAACTCTCGAAATCGAAACAGACGCGATGGCGCGGTTCTCTGCATCCGATTGTTCGCTGATTCTTGGCGATTGTCGTGAAGTGCTGCGTGGAACTGGCCCTTGGGACATGGTGCTAACCTCGCCTCCCTACAACGCAAAGAAGCCCTATGACGGGTATCTGGACGATGTGCCGGAGGATGAATACTGGAGCATGATTCGTGACGTGGCCGCGCTGACGTGGGACGAATGCCGCGCTGGAGCGTATGCGCTATGGAACGTCCCGCTGTGGTGGGGGAAGCGTCCAAAGAAATACCGCCCCGACAAATACCGCGAAGCAATCACGGCGGCTGGATGGGAGTTCAGGGATGAAATCATGTGGGCCAAGGGGACGACAGCGGAGAACGCGCACGCTGGCGGCTACGCGATGAACCACCCGCACACGCCAAGCATCCGAAACCCGTATGAGCCGGTGCTGGTATTCCTGAAACCCGGACAACCAAAGGCAAAGCCTGACTGGACTGTGGAGCGGTGGGCAAAAGAGACAATCGGACTGTGGTGCATCCAACCGGAGCGAGTGAATCACCCATGCCCATTCCCGTCCTCGCTGGCGGAAAAGGCCATCCGGCTCTACTCCGCGCCAGGGGAAACTGTCTGCGACCCATTCGCCGGAAGCGGGACAGTAGGAGTGGCAGCAAAACGAACAGGCCGTGCCTTCATCGGTGCGGAAATCTCACCGCGACACCACGAAGACGCTGCGATGCGGATTCATTCAGCGAACAAAAAGATCAGCGACGGCTGAGCCTTGGCGAAAAAGTTCGCTGCATCAGACGTTCGGCTAAGCAGCCCACAAGCCAGCCAACTGCTTGAATCTCTTCTGCAATTGGTTTGGTTTGCCGGGTGTGTGATTTCCAGGCTTGTCAATACTTGAGAGGCCGTGTTTCTCACGGCAAAGCTCAATTAGAACGCAGGCGCTATCATAAACGTCCGGCGACTTACCTGTTCTGCGCTTCATATCGACTTTGGACTCAACCTTAATTCTTGACCCTCCATCAAGCGCCTTGTTGTCTTTGTACTTACGAACCGTCATCTCGTCAGCCATCTCCTTTGTGATGTTGCGTAGCTGATCGCAACGAATCAGTTCTTTGCCACACCCCCAAAGTTCCGAGACCCTGTTAGCATACCTCACGCTTGATTTCTCACGATCCGCAGCAGACACAGGACGATCCGAAGCCTTGCCACCGAAGTCCACACGCAAGAAAGTGTTGCCCCACTTGCTCCACATGGCATCAGCAAAGGTTTTGCCACCACCGGCAGACGCATCAATTGCCACATCCTTGATGTCGATTCCATCCTTCTTGCAGATGTCTTTGATTTGGTCAATAAGCTGCGTAGTGCGGTCAACGTCGCGTTTGCTGGCATCGTCATTGAGAAGGATATGGCGCTCAAACTTGAGTCGCTTCTTACCATCAGTGCAGATGCCAATAGAGCCAATCGTCATCACCGTTTTGTCACCACCACTGGTATAGGAAAGGTCGATGCCACACACCTTCGTTGGAATCCCCTGCCACACGCAATCCTTTGGCGTCTTGATAATTTCAGCGGGCGAATAAATATTGTCATCGTCTCCATCAAGCAAGAACGCACCAAGAACACCTCGCCAGTAAGCTCGCGTATGCTGGCCTAGCTTTTCTCGCTTTTCTTCCAACATCTCACGAGTCATCAAGAACGGGTAGATCACCTTGCCCTCAATGATGTTTGGTGAAGTTTCGTTATTGATGCGGATGACGTGAGCGCCTTTCCCTTTCCACTCGTCCCAATCTGGGTTGTAGCTGTCCCATCCTCCAGGAATAGGCTCACAAAGCTGCCCAAAGGTATCGAATGGCGAATTGGCGTTGGCTAGCGCGATAAGCTGGACATTCGGATTCTGGGTCAAGTTTTCCTCGAACGTATTGATGATGGATGGAGAAAGTTCCGCGCACTCGTCAAGAACAACGATGAGCTTACCGCCAGGGCCATGCTTCTGACCTCGAATGGCGCGTGAGGATTCAGCGGCTTTACTTTGCTCACCTGGAAACAAACGGATGCCGTACTCGTCCATCACAACGCCGGTATTTAAGTCCATAGACTTGATACAGTGTGAGGATTCTACCAGCTTTCCAGGAGGCGCTCCTGCCATGCCATTGAAGTAACGAGTGATCTGGCCC